AAAGTAACAATAACCATAGGACCGTCTAAAAAAGGTGCATACGGTTGGGCTACTTTAAACGGAGATCAAATTTGGCTTGCACCTAAAACAGCCAAAATGACCTCACCTAACAAGGCTGAAGGCGGGGATTACAAGATGCCCGTTTTGTTAGATAATGCTCAATTCAAATATACATTGACGCATGAATGGGGTCACCATATTGATAAAGGTTCTCCATTGTCAGGCCAAGATGTAACAACCACAAACGCAATACAACGGATCAAACAGCAGTTTCCTGATGCCTTTAAGTCAGGATACGGACAAACAAAGACGGAGGAATTCTATGCTGAGAACTTTGCAGAGTATTTCTTGTCGGAAGGTAAGACAACCAATGAAATCACACAGGCTATGGCGAAGGAATTTGGGTGGAAAGTATGAGTAAAGAATCCTGCAATCTAGAAGATTACAACTGGTCAGAAGATACATTACTAAATGTTGTTGATGGGGCTAATCAGGGGATACCTACTGCCATTGAGGAATTAAAGCGCAGAGAAAAGGAACTTGGATTATCTATAATTGATACAGTTAGCGCCAAGGCTTTAAGCGTTGAATGGATACAGGAGTAACATGGCAACAGGTTTTGTACCACCACAAGCGGTACGCTCCAATGCCAAACGCGGTTTAGAACTAAGAGAAAAACATAACCGTGGTGGCACTGCTGTTGGTGTTGCTCGCGCAAGAGATCTTTCTAACGGTAAAGCATTATCCTTAGACACAGTTAAACGCATGAATTCATATTTTGCCCGACATGAAGTGGATAAAAAAGGAGAAGGTTGGGGCAAAGACAGCGCAGGTTACATTGCTTGGTTGCTTTGGGGCGGTGACGCTGGTTGGACATGGGCTAAAAAAATTATCAGGGAACAAGAAAACAAGGAGAAAGCAACAATGACCGATTTAACCACCTCATATTTTAATATTGAGAAAGCAGATCGTAATGCTGATGGCACTATGACTGTTTACGGTAAGGCAACTGATGACTCACTAGACATTGATCAACAGATCTGTGACAAAGATTGGTTAGATCGCGCAATGCCACACTGGTTTAAATCAGGCGGCAACATCAGAGAGCAACACAGCAATATTGCGGCTGGCGTTGCTAAAGAATATGAGGCTAAAACTGACGGTCATTACATCACCGCCCTGGTAGTAGATCCAGTTTCTGTTAAGAAAGTGGACTCAGGAGTTCTTAAAGGTTTCTCTATTGGAATTAAAAACCCACGCGTAGTCCGCGATCACAAAGCGGCTAATGGTCGGATTGTAGATGGACAGATTGTTGAAGTTTCCCTGGTAGATCGCCCTGCAAACCCTAACTGCCAATTGGTTTTGGCTAAGTCTGCATCAGGAGATGAAACCGTAATCCAGGTGGAAGAATTACATGAAACTTCAGTAATTCAGAAAAATAATCTAATACAATCTGAGAATAAATCAGAGAAAGAAAGTGACTCAATGGAAAAAACAATTATCTCAATACCTAAGTCCATTGTGGGCGATCTTCTAAAGTTTGATAAGACTCAATTTGAAGCGGCCCGCGAAGCACTTGCTAATTTAATTTCTGTTGAAGCACAAGAAATGAAACAAGGCAGTAACGAAATTGGATCTATTTCACATCTATTAGAAGCAGTAGCACACCTTGCCGCTTGGTATGAAGGCGAGAAAGCAGAGGGAGAAGTAATGGAAGAAACAGAAATTGAATTGTCTAGTAAAGCAGATGATAAAGAAATGATGCCCGCTAAAGGTGAAACTAAAGATGCCTTTATGAAGCGTTGCAAAGAAGCAGGAAAATCTGATGAATATGGAATGAAATGTTGGGATAAATACATGAGCAAATCTGATGCCGCAGAAGATATGACACCAACTGCTGAAACTGGAGCAAACTTAGACACAGCAACAATTGTTCCTCCATCTGATGCACCTAAATCTGCTGAGGTTGGTGGATTAGAAGTTGCAGACACAGTTGCAGAAGAAACAGCGACAGAAGAAGCACCTGCTGAAGAAGCAAAAGAAGTTTCTGCTGATGAAAACTCCGCAGATAAGATAGAAGCCATAGTAGAAGAAGTGGTAGAAAAAGCAACAAAGGCTCTCAAATCAGAGATTGCAAACCTTGTGTCCGCAAAAGAGGCGGCTGAGGCTAGAGCAATGAATTTGGAAACTGAGTTGGCAACCGCTAAATCTTTGGCAATTGGCGGAGGACCTAAGCGCACTGCAAATCCAGTTGATGTGAAAGCAACATCTGATTTGCTAACTAAGGCCGCCGTTTATAGAGCGAAAGCACAAGCAACAACTGACCCAGTTCTTGCTAAGGGATATAAGCAACTTGCTGAAGAATTTTTAGGCAAGTATGACGAAACTCTTAATAAGTAACTAAATATCTCTGAAAGGATAACAATGGCACTGAACGCTCCAAAGGTCGCAGACCTTTTTAGTGATGCTAGTCCAAAGGAAGCCGCAGAACGCTTTGAAGAATTCTCTAGTGAATTAACTAAGAGTCTTTCAAGAGCAACTACTGTTCCTGGACAAGCACCAGCCGCAGATCCACTATCAGCAATGGAAGCACTTGTTTCTAACAAGTCACTTTCTGCTGAAGCATCTGCTGGATTGAATTCAGCATTAGCCGCGCAACGCGTAGCAATGCAAGACATTCAAAAAGAAATCACACTTACTACTCCGCTTAGCACATCTTTTGCGGCATTTGACTTAGAAGCACCTGCTAAGTTACTAACACCTCGCCCAACTCCACTACGCAACAGAATCCCACGCAAAAAAGGCGTTGGTACTTCTCACCGTGTAAAGAGAATCTTGGGTTACACAGGTACTGGTACTGGTGGACAAGGAAACATTTGGCCTGGTATTACTGAAACCACCCAAAATAACTTTGCACCTGGTGCGGCCAACCCTCTATATCTAGAGCGCGGTCCTCAGATCTCCTACACAGCAGATGATCTGATCTTGCCTTACAACTCATACTCACTATCTGATCAGGTATCTTTTGATGCTAATTTCTCAGGTCTTGGATATGAAGATCTACGCCAGTTGTCATCAACTTCTACTCTATACGCAACAATGCTTATGGAAGAACGCATGATGCTTATGGCACGCGGAACAGCGTCAGGGTACTCAGGTACTATTGCCGCTCCTACATTTACTAAAGCATCTCCTGCGGCTGTTACTGGCCAAACAGGATTTGCGGCTGGTGACGCTGGTACTTATTACATTGCAGTTACATCTGATGCTGGTATTTCAGGTAACGGCTTTGGTGAGTCCATTATCAGCGCAGTAGTTTCAGAAGCAGTTGCATCAGGTGATGTTCTAACTGTTACTGTTTCTACCGCAGTAGTAGGCGCACTTGGTTACAACATTTATGTAGGTATTACCAATGATGCAAACGCATTGAGATACCAAGGAACTCTAAAAGGAACTGGAACATTTACAATCCAGGGATTTGGAACAACTGGCCTAACTGGTAACAACGCGGCCTACTCCACTTCAGGCGCACTATCTTCACGCGCCGCAACAAATACCTCTGCATACGCAACAGGTTATGACGGAATCCTTCCAACAGTTCTAGGTCCAAACACAGGTTACAACAACGCAATCAACAGCACATTCTCAACCTCTAATCCAGGCGCTGAGTTCCAAACTGTTTTTGCTAACTTGTACCAAAATGTTAAGGCTGATCCTGACATGGTTCTTATGAACGGAAATGATCGTAAACAACTTTCTGATGCGATCAAGTCAGGCTCAACTGCTAACTACCGTTTGGTAATTAACCAACCAGGTGAGAGTGGAACTACATACGGTTCTATTGTTACTGGTTTGCAGAACGAAGTAACAGGAAAAGCAGTGGACATCATGGTTCACCCATGGTTGAACTCAGGCGTAGCCCCAGTTCTATCATTCACTTTGCCAATTCCTGATACACAAGTTTCTGATGTTTGGGCGAACTTCTTAGTACAGGATTACATGGGTATCCAATGGCCTGTAACTCAGTTCACTTATGACTTCTCAACTTACTTCCGTGGAACATTCTTCTGTACCGCTCCTGCATGGAACGGCGCAGTTTCAGGTATCGTTTCAGCGTAAGTTACAACTAAATAAAGAAAGGGTGTGTCCTTTGAAAAGGCGCACCCTTTCTCTTTAAAAGGAGGCAGGCATGTCTAGATTTGTAGCACCTGACAGGGGTGTAAAAGAAACTGTAATTGGTGGCAAAAGTTATTACACAGACCGCCAAGGAATTTATCATGTAGAAAACAAGGCGCATCAAAAAGCAATGAAGGCTGAAGGTTTTTTTGAGGCATCATTAAATCCAATTTCTGCTGAGGACCGCAAACGCGGATTTACTTGCGTAGAATGTGGCTTTGATGGTTGGTTTAGAAAATGTGGCCGTTGCGGACATGAAAGTTCTACGCCACAGCGAGATGGAGAATAACAAATGGCCGTAGGCATAACCCCCGATACCTTCAGAGAAAACGCATATATTTCTGTAACGGAATACAAGAACGCGCCTACATCTTTGCCTTTAAGCACCCTAGTTGTAAACGGTAATCAACAAGCACAAGATGCGGAATTAGCAAATGTAATTTTGCGTGCATCTTCATACATGAATGAATATTTAAATCAGAATTTAGTAGCAGATCAGTACACAGAAACACAAAGAATCAGATACTCAGCATCAAGCGGGTATTACGCATTGCACCCAAACAACTCACCAATTATTTCTTTATCTTCTTTTGAATATGGACAGAATCCCAATCAGTTATTTGCCATCTCAGATTGTTCTAAATGCTGGTTTGAGGGCCAACAAATCATTGTTCCTAGCCCGCTTATAGGCTTTAACATCAGTTCCCAAGGCCCATTGGCCTTTGGAGGGGTGTCACCTACGGGTTGGACCTTTACCAAGTACACCTATGTAGCAGGCTATGTAAACACCTTCCTAGCCTCAAATTCAGCCATTGGAGCAACCTCCATAGTGGTAGATAACCCAGTAGGCATTATCCCAGGACAAAAATACAGAATTATTGATACTTACAAGAATGAATGGGTCACAGTTAGCCCTAACTACACCTACGGAAACTCAACCGTGACTCTGACTAGCCCATTAGTTTTTGCACATGATGCTGATGCAGTGTTTAGCAATCTACCAAATGTTTTAAAAGAGGCTTGTGTATTAATTACATCTGCCTTTATCAAGATGCGTGGTACAGGATCTACAACTATGCAATATACAACTACTCCTGCTAGCAACACGCCTAACACAGAACGCTTTGGCAATGAGATTGCTTTGGCTTTGGATATGGTGAACAAGTACCGCAGGATTAGATAATGACTACTCTTACAGGTCGCAGTGCGGTCCGCGCTACATTGTCAGAATTTATAGCCAACCCACCTATTGAAAATGTAAATCAGGTATTTACTTCCTTTCCTAAGATTATTAACTATGAGGTAAATGCACAGGCTGGTCAGATGACCCGCAGTGCAGTAGTAGTTTTTATTGCTGATGAATATGAAAACCGTTTGGCTATTGGCGGCGCAACTAACGGTTGGAAGCGTATTGATTACACCGTAATTCTTCAGATCTTTTGCGTTTCATTTCATAGAGATAGCCTTTTGGTTATGTCTGATTTTGACAATGTTGTAGATAACATTAAAGAGCGCCTCAGATCAGATCATAACTTTGGCGATACTTCAGGCAATCTTGTATGGCAAGGCGCTGAACCAGTTATACAAGCCCGCTACGGTGAACCTAGCACTGAGAAAGATGGCCTTACGGAAATCTTTGCTGAGATACAATTCCCCGTAACACAGATGATCCAAGCATAAGGAGCATGATGAAATATAAGTACAATGGAACAGATGAACGCGTGTTCCCTAGTGTTGGGATCACTGTAAAACCTGGTGATGAATTTGAAGCACCTGAAGGATTTGTTGCAAAAGATGTAACGCCTGCTGGAGCAAAACCTGCGTTTACAAAAGAATCTGAAACAACAAAAGTGTCTGTAACAACAGACAAGAAATTAGGAGAGTAACCAAATGGCCGTGCAACAATCCGTTAGGTCGTACCTTGGTATTGCTAAAGAAGCAACCAAAGGTACTGCCGTAGCACCAACCGATTTTATCCCAGTATCTAAGGACTCATTAAAACCCGTAGATATTATTGACCCATTATTTGATCAAGGTTTGCGTGGATCAAATGTATTGAATTACAACTACATTCCAGGCCGTACCCGTTCAACAGTTGATTATGGTGGCGCAGTATTTGCTGACACCGTTGGATATGGAATTGCAGGATTACTTGGCTCAGTTGCAACATCAGGCGCATCTGCTCCATTTACCCACACAATTTCTTTATTCAACAGCCTTACTTCTAATGTTGATGTACAGCCAATCTCTTACACATTGACAGATTTCTACGCTGTTGATGTGCGCTCATATCCTGGTTGCCAATTCTCTGATTTTTCATTGAAATTTAACGCAGATGGCATGTTGGAATATGACAGCAAGGCAACAGGTTTTGCCTCTGAATTAGTTTCAGATCCAACTCCTACATTTTCAACAGTCCTTCCTACTCCAGTATGGCGCGGCACTGTTTCAATTGGTGGCTCTGCGGTAAGCACTGCAATGTCAGGAAACATTGACATGAAGCGCCCTGTAACTCCAATTTAC